TTACTTTATCTGTCATTTCCTCAATATCAACTCCTTCTAATATTGTAGTATAATCGTCTATTATTTGTTTCATTCTTAATTCTAATTCTTCTGTTGTTAAGTCTTCTAATTTACCTGTACGAATTATCTTCTGTTCAATATACAGACCCGCAGCTTTTCCTCGTGCAACTTCAGCATTAACAGCAGCAGACCAAGCTTTCTTTTCTCTTGCTTCATCTCTAAGTTTGGCTAACTCTCTTACATGACTTCCAAAAGTCACATCATATTTTTTCTGATATTCTTCTCTAAGTTCACCTATATATTTAACAACTAGTGGATATTGTTTTGGATTTTGTAATACACTTGCTGATTGTCTTGCAGCTTCTTTTGAATAACCTGCGTCAATTGCACATTGTGTGGCAGTTTTTCTACCTTCATTAGTAACTAATTCTTGTGCAAATTTCATTTGCATTTCTGTTAATTTTTTTGGTAATCCCATGTTTGACATTTAACACAACAATGATATAAATACAAGTGTAGTTAGTGATGTTTTCATTGACCTCATATTGTTGAGTTGTTTTGGCGTTCGGCTTACGAAACTGTTTTCTCATTGCAGTGGATACTGGGGCGCCAAAATTAAATTGAAAGTTTTATGCAAGGAAGAGAATTAAAACAAGTTCTAGAAAAAATGATGACCTCTCCGGTCACTGCTGATGCTAGAGTCCAGGTGTGTTTACCTGATGGAAAATTTTATGACATTACCACTTTACAACTTATGGAAAATAAATTATTGGGAGTTAGAGAGACTCATCGACTAGTATTTACTATTCAATCTGAAACATGGAATATGGGTAAGGTTTTAAAGAAAATTGGCTAGCCTGTTAGTTAGAAAAACAATTGAAACCAGAGACAAAATTCTATGGAAAAATTAAAGAAAATTTTAAACAATTTAGCCTTATTCGACTGGAGAATCTTAGTGTTCCCGGTACTCCTGATCTATTGGTCTATAATAATAACAGCCACTTTTTTACTTTAGAACTTAAAGTTACTACAACGAATAAAGTTCGTTTTTCTCCACACCAAATAGCATTTCATGTGAAACATCCGGTTAATACATTTATCTTAGTTTTAGATGCCAGAGACAAGACTCCAAAACTTTATGAAGGTTCAAGGATCCGGGAGCTTGTTGCCTGTGGCTTGACGCTTGATCCTTGCGCCAAGGGTTACGATGCTTGTCGCTTGTTGCTTGACGCTTTATAGTCTGTGGCATTATACCGCGCGACATTTTGTCGCAGCTTGTGGCTTGAAGCTTGAGACTGGTATCCGTGCTGGAAGGCCCAGGCTTCATGAAGCTTCTTGATCAGTGTTGCTTGACGCTTGTTCTTTGTCATTGCTTGTTCCTTTCTGCTTGTTGCTTGATGCTTGACGCTTGAGCTTCGCTTTCTTCTGCTCTTCCCTCGCGCGTTTGCGAAATTCTTCATAAAATTTTGGATGTCGAAATACGTGCATTAATGTTTACCATATGCCACGTTCTTAACTTCAGGATCCCAACACGCTCGACAGCTGCCGCATTCATTGTTTTGATCAGGAGCTGGGCACGTTCTACCTTCACCGCTCACAACCGTTGACGTGTTTGGCCAGCTCGCTGGGGCGTCCTGGTCAATCATCGTTGCAGAAAATCTTATTGTTAAATTTTCCGGCTTTTGATTTAAATATTTTTTGATCCAGGCTTCACGCGTTGGCATCCAGTGCTTAACGTCAGGCGTTAACTCGCAAACTTCAAAAATTTTTAATAGATGAGCTTCGTCCTGAACGTCTCCGGAATCGTGCCATCTAAAAAATTTTGATTTTTTAGAATTAATTAACATTGCCATAGCTGGAACCCATTCAGGAATTTTTGTAGCTTCTAATCTTCTATATTGTGCAGCTTGTACAACTGCAAACACATAACAACCTTTATTAGCATAACACCCTGAGCACGTTGAGCCTTCAACATGTACTAATTTTTTTCCAGTTTTACATTCTGCCGCCGGTAACCCATAGGCCCAGCCCGGCATTTTTGAAGGCTTGCTAAGGCCTCCGACTATTTTCCACGCTTCGTTAGTTTTCATATAATTTTAAAACCTCCCTGATCATGTCTATTAATTGATATTTATTACAATACATATTTTTTTTATTTGCTTTACATATCGCAATTACTTCTTCGATTATTGCTTCCTTATCTTTATCTTCCATAATTATACCTTTCTATTAAATCTATTTTTAACCCGGATTCCAGGAGTAAAACATTTGACAAAATGTCGCAGCTTGTTGCTTGACGCTTGAACCTCTGTCAACTTGCCAAATTGTCCTGCGACAAAATGTCGCAGCTTGTTGCTTGATGCTTGTTGCTTCATTTCTTTCCCTCCACAAATTGTTTAAATTTTAAATATCCCAATTGTTTATTGTATCGTGCAGCGGGCTCCACGTAATTCTTATATTGGCCGTAAAGATAATTTACTTTGTCTTCTATTTCTTGCAGCACCTGCAAGGATACAGGCTTGTCCATCATTAAATTAAATTTTGCTTTGGTAAGGATCTCCATCACCTTTCCAAATTTTGCAGTGTTCTTTGTATTCTTTTTCATAATTTTTTATACCTGACCCCAGGTCTTACTAGAGATTGACCAACCATCCTTTCAGATCATAATCTCCAGTGATCAATTGGAGATTTAGGCCAAGTTAATAAGACCAGGGATCAGTACTGGTCCAATGGCTATCTTCCAGGACCAGTCTAATCCTACTTGCTTTTGCCGGTGCAAGTCCCGTTAGAGTTTATAGTTTTGTTTCAGCGATAAACTCTCAAATGAGGCTGATGGAATATATAATAATATAGGATTGTGGCAAAAGTATGTCAAAGTCGTAGGTGCGACAATTTGTCAAGAGTGCGACAAAAATAACCAATCGTTGTCTTAATCTTGCCACAATTTTTTTGTATTCTCTCATTATGAAAGTTAAAAAAGAAAATATCAAAATCAGTAATCCAATATATGATGTTGTCCCTCAATCTTTCAATGTTGCTCGACAAATTTGGGAAAGTGAAAGTTTGATTGATGATCTTGATTATTATGTTCCTGATTTAATAATTGATAATATCTTTAAACTAAACCATACGAAAGCGAGGAAAAATAAATGGAAAAGCGATTAACACTAAACGCAGAAAAAAGAAAAAATATTGCTGATGTATTTCAAAATTTTTGGGAAAAAGAAGATAGCCCAATTATTAAAAAATATAATCAAGCAAAAGAAAACTATGATATTTTACGACAAGCAACGAAAAATATTGTAGAAAGAATAGTAAGAAAATATCAACCCCAAGAAGATATTGACACAGTTAGAGAGATGTCAAATAAATATGGCAAAAGTGGTGGCGAAATATTTGAAGATAATTGTTTTAATTTCACTTTACCAAGTACCAAAGTTAATTCAGATGGGGAAGAATATGAAACTAATGATGAATTACACATTAATTTCACTTTAAGACCTGAAAGGTCTGCTAATTTCGGAATAGCATATTACCGAGATTTATTAAAATCTAATGGTCTTGACGCAGATTATTACTATCGTTGGAGTGATGACAGAAGAAACCCAAGATATTATGACATTGAAAGTTCAATTAATACATTTTTGGGCTTTAGGTCTAGTAATGATGTATCTGGTAATGATAAAATAAATTATTGTTCTCAATGGGAAAATGATTTTAAATTATCAGTTATAGGAAGTAGTTATTGCCACAGTAGACAATTTAAAGTTAATCAAGAAGAATATGAAACTTTAAAAATGTTTATCGTAGCCCAAGAAAATTTGGTCAATAGACACGAAGATATTTTTTCTTATGTTGAAGAAAAAATGAAGAAGTTAAGATTAGGTTTAAAATCTTATAAATACTTTGACCAAGCAAAAACACTAGCAGATAAATTGGGAATACCTTTAAATGAAAGTATCTTAAATGAAAGTTCAAGTTTGGCACTTTCCATTTATAGCCCAGAAAATTTGGCTAGTCTTTTAGAAGATAAAGTTGAAATGACTAGAGACGAAAAAATTGCTTTGTTTAGAAAAGAACAAGCACAAAGTATAAATTAATACTTGACTATGGGGCTATTCTATGATAGGATAGTCCCATAACAGAAAGAAAGGAAAGTATGATAAAAGAAAATACAAATATAAAAGTTGGGTGGTTTGTTAAAAAATATAATAAGTTCCAAGTAAGATTTGGAAAATACGATGAAAACTCAAAAGAGTGGATTGCTAAAAATGGCAATAAGTGTTTAACTTTTTTTGATACATATCGAAACAGATACACAACAGCAATTAACTATTTTGTAAACGAGGTATAAAATGGCAGAACAAAAAGAATTTGAGTTTGAATTAATAGACAGTAATAAAGCAAAAATATACGAGGAACAAAAGTCAATGCGTCAGGAATTAATTAGGTGGATTGAGAGTTGTAATACTCAACATATGCAAGAGCTTTATTCAGAAATGAAACGAATGAAAAGGAGTTGGAAAAATGACGGAATATAATTGGTGCCACGGACCAAGTTGCCACGAAAAAAGAACGCAAGACAGAATAAGAGGTGTGAAAGGTTCTAAAGTTTTAAGAACTAGAAAAATAACTTTAGATAGTGAGTACAAACGCAATGGACCTTGGTCAGTTTTTTGTAGTACGGGTTGCTATAATGATTTCTTTTATAAATATTTTAGACAAGTTGTTGCAATAGCACCAAGACCCGAGCCGCTAGAAACACCGATTGAAGTTGTACAAACAAAAGCTTTAGGCAGAAAATATGATTGGCAAAGTAGAGAATATGTAGATCATATGTATACAGAAAAAAGAATAGTTGAAAGAACTTAGGTGCGACAAAGTTAACAATTTATTTTTGTGCCTATTCGTGTTAGAATAGGCACATAGAAAGCGAGGCAATATGAGTAACTTAAAAATAGTAGTAGACAACACACACAAGACAGAAACAAGAGAGAATAGATTTAGTGGCGAACCTTTTGCTTTAACAAAAGAAGAGGCCAAGATTCATGATTCAATATTTTATTATGAATACCTTGCATCTTTAGAAGATAAAAAAGTTGGCATAGATGGATATTCTAAGTTATGGGATAAAGTTCGAAAAGGTTTAAACTATTTTAGAAAAAATAATGCTGAGGCATATATGGTTCTATTAGACTAAGTATAATGGGCCAGGGGTCAAGCCCCTGGCCCATAGAGGTACCAGACCAGTTCTAAAATTTGCAATTTTTTAATTAATCAATTATACATACATAAAAAAGGGGTCCCAGAGGTGCGACATTTTGCCAAGTTTTATACATTTAAAGGCGTAAAATACTTTTGGACTTTTAAAAACACATGTCTAAAAATTTTTTAGAAAATTTTTTGGAATGCATTTATGGATATTAATAAGTTAAAAAAATTTGAAAAGTTACCACCAGATGTAAAAAGAGAATTAGCTTTGGTAATGGCTAAGTGGAAAGATAAGAAAAAAGAATCTCAAATTAAAAATGACTTTATGTCTTTCGTAAAACATGTATGGCCTGATTTTGTAGAAGGATCTCATCATAGAAAAGTTGCAAAAAAATTTAATGACATTGCAAGTGGAAAAATAAAACG